ACATACTTGGAGAAGTCACCGAAGGCGACAGGCTTGTTCGATGCTCCGAGGTCTGCCATGTCGTTGTTCACGCTGTAGGCATAGCCCTCAAGGGTGTCAGGCTCGCCATCGCGCATTGAAGGCACCCACAGCGGGCGGTCATCAGCAGAACCGAAGCTCAGCTTCTTGATAGCAGCAAGGGTAGTGTCGTTGAACATCCAAATGCCGTTCGGGCGGTAAGCACGGTCTACGCTGTGCAGAAGGTCGACAAGCTCAGCGCGGGTGATCGCATCAACAGCAGTAGCCGTTTTGCCAACAGTAGCAGCAGTCACAAAACCGTTAGGCTGCGCAGTGCCTGTGCCGGTAGTGGCGTGCTGGTTGATGATGCGCCCAAGGCGCTCAGCAAAGCTGTCGATGATGAAGTTCTCCAGGTCGAATGCTGAGTCCTGCGCAAGCTGTACAGATACCTTCACAATACCAGAGGTATAGGTGTAAGCATCAAGCACTTTGTTCGCAAAGGTCATATCCTGAACAGTAGCAGCGCCTGCTGTTTCTGTAAGGATAGAGCCGATCGCTGAGGTGTCGTCAACCGTGGGCCAGTCCACCTGGTTACCTGTAGCGGTATTGAACAGGCGGGCGACATTCAGCATCTCCCCAAAATACTTCATGCGGATTTCAAGCTCATCGCTGAAGCCCTGTGGGATAGTGTATCCACCCTGCGCATCGGCAGTAGTCTGCGGGTCAGTGCCCCGCTTTTCCATCAGGATCTGCTGCTCACTTGCATTGAGGGAGGTAGCGCCCCACCGGAGGTACTTGCTGAAGATACTGCGGTATTGCTTATCCTTGTCTTCAGGGGACAGTTGCTTAGTAGCCTGCTCGGCTTCGCCACGCTGCGCACGCTGCTCGATCTGCTCTTTTTGCAGTTCTTCGACACGCTGCTGGCGCTCAAGCTTCCGGGTAAGCGCCTGATAGTCCTCATCGAACTTCATGAAGCGGGCGTCCTCCTCTTTGTTGAGGTCCCGGCTCTGCTTCTCTGCGCTGTTGACAATATCGCGCATCTGTTCCTTAATCCATGCACGGCCCTCGCGCAGTTCCTGTGCGCTCGCCTGGCCATTGAGCAATTGCTCTGTACTTTTCATAGCTTTGATGTTTTGCTATTCAAAAAATAGGGTTATTTGTCACCTTCCGGCAACTCGATGATACGCAGCTTCCGCCCTGCCAGGCTGGCCCGCGTTTTTTCTTTCTGTTCTTCTGTTTGCGCTGTGCGCTTTTCAATGCTCCGAGCGCTCGCCTCCGTCTGCGTGTAAGCAGGGAAGGTAACAGGCGAAATGTCGAATACTTCGCCAATGCGCTTGAGTGTGCGCACCGGGTACTCTCCTGATTCGTCCCATTCGTCTTCCATCAACGTGAAGCCGAACGAGCTTTGAGTCACATCGCCCCGCTTCATCGGCTCGATAACCAAGTCCCTGACAAGCTGTGTATCAGGAGGGGTAATAGTGTAGCGAAGCCCTCGCTCGTCAATCTCTAGTTGTAGGGTGTTGTTCGTAGTCCTGCCAAGCACGAAGTTAGGATCGTGATTGAACAGCGCCCGGACATCAGAAATATCAGCATCAGCAAATGCCTGCTTATCAATGCGCTCGACAAAGCTGCCCATCAGCAGTTCTGAGTCTGAATCGAAAACAGCAGCATAGCCCCTGATCTGAGGCTTTCCGGTTTTCATATCCATGCGCAGTTCTGCGTTGTATGTCCGGCGTTCGGTGCCTGTAGTCTGCTGCACTTTGTCAGCAGGTTTGAATCGGTATTCCACTTCGATAGTTTTTGCGCTGCGGAAGTCGCTTGCCATCTCTTTTGTAAGAGCAGTGAAGCGGTGTGCAACGATTAGTACAGGGTCGCGCTCTACGAATAGCCCGCTTTCTTCATCAAGCTCATAGACGCTGATTAGAGCAGCAGGGTCATCAGGCGTGCCGGTGACTTCAAAGCCGCTATCTGCGACAACAGTGCCATCAGGCTCAATCTGTGTAACCTGCCCGTAAGCACGCCCGCCGGAGTTGTTCCAGCTGACGTAATCGCCTACAGATAGCTCGTCAGGCTCTGCACGCTTTTTCTTTTTCTTGCCCTTATAGGCGTTCATCTCCATATCGTCCATATCATCTTCAGCGTCCTCCATATCAGGCTTTGCAAAGGTGATAGTGATGAAGTCGTCATCCTCCTGAATGCCGACGATATGCCTTGTTATCTTAAGATTATCCATAGCCCTTTCAGATTCAGGGAGGTTGTCAATTATTGTTTCTGTCCATCGTAGCATCGGGTCACCGCCCCAGGCAGCATACATTACCGAGCCACAGATTTCATTACCGTCAGCGTCCGTAAAACTGCCTTGGTCGTACACTTTTGAGCGGGATAAAAAGCTATAGGTTCGCTTTACGGTTTCAACGCTAATCACTTCCCTATTCGCTAATTGATTAGCCCGCATCCAGCCTACTGCCGTGCCGCAATCACTGCCGTTTTCGTCACGGTGCCGTAATGCCCGCCGTGCCTGCTCGCTTGCCGCCTTAGGGTAGTCATCATACGGCATCTCCATCGCTATTTTGTGCCGGTTGCTGCGGCTGGTCAATCGTTGTCATATTGAGCTGGATGAAGTGCTTATCGCCGCCCTCTACCGGGTTGAGCTTCTCTGTTTTGCGCACTTCGTTGATGCTCATCCATCCGTTCTGGATTGCTTTATTGTAGTATTCAGCCCGTGCCTCAGTATCTGCCCGCATAAAGGCGTCCATGTTCAGTCGCACCTTAAAGCGCCCGCGCTCATACTGGCTGAACACCTTGCGGTTGTACTCCTGCTCCCACCGCTTTACCCACGGGCGGATAGTGTACTTTGCAAACTCAAGGCTCAGTTGCTCGATGTTGTTGAACGTTGCCCGGTCGAGCGCTTGCAGCATGTGCATAGGCACGCCGGTGATACGTGCAATGTCCTCTACGTTGAACTTCTGAGTAGGGATTAGCCCGGCATCTTGAGGCCCCATGTTCAAAGGGACAAATTCGCTGCCTTGGTCAAGGATTGCTGTTTTGCCGCTGTTCTCTGCGCCGCCGTAGTTAGCATTCCAACCACGTTTTACCCTGTCGAAGCCCTCTTCATTAAGTTTTGTCGGGTATTTGATATAGCCGTTCAGGTGTGCGCCGTTCTTGAAGAAGTTAGCGCCGAAATCACGCGCAGCAAGCCCCGTGCCTAGATTGTCCTTGTGTACGTCAATTGTGTTCAGCCCTGCAATACCATTCATACTGAATCCGGGGATATGGATAATCTCCTCAGCCTTGAATGTTTGAACTTTGTTTTTGTGCCTGAAAGTGTAGTACATCAGGCCCTCATCGCTGACAAAAATATCAATGTGCCGGGCATCAAGGATAGTAAACTTGCGGGGCTTGCCGTCATCGTCGCGGTGGATGCGTGCATAGGCGTTGCCGAACATGCAAGCGTGCACCATCATAGTATGCCGAAAGGTGAAGGAGGTATAAAGCTGGCTTGGCTCTGCATCAATCAGGTAGGCGATAGGGTGTTGCCGGTTGATGTTGATATTGACCTCATCGTCAATCTCCAACACTTCAAAAGGCAGCCCTGCGATAGACTCAGCAAGAATAGACACGGCACGCCAAAAGGCGGTTACTGTGATGGCGCTCTCAGGTGATACATCAACTCCTGCTTTGCTCGCTTTGCCGAAAATCGCTGTTAGCCAGCTTGCAGGGTTGGACAGGCTAGTGCCAGGCCGTTCGGGGCTACTCCTGAAAATTCGAGGGATAGATATGCCTAATACTTTCGCCATTGCGCGAAAATTGCATGTTTTTAGGCGTACTGCCCTGAACTTTTGGTGTATATTTTGTATTTTGCAAGTGAATTACCCTTGCGCGGTAGTGTAGCTGGCAACACGCAGGACTCATGATCCTGAACCGGAGGTTCAAATCCTCCCTGCGCAACTAAACACAACGAATGCAACTAACCACCTGCCGGTACACCCTGAGTGTCAATTTCAAGCCTGCTTGGTATAAAGTAGACAGGCATAATAATGAAAAAGCGCTTAGAGTTTCAATCGACAAACAGCAGGCGTTTTTGTACTTGAAAGAAGACAACCCGGAGGCATTTATCAAGCAAATACATCAACATGGGCAAAGAGCAGTATCAAAAAGGCTTAGAAGTGAAATCGAAACACGATACTATCAAAAGCAAGTCAAAAGCAAATGCGGAGCGACTTGCGGAAAAATTAGTGACTTTTCGTACCTTTAGCGAAGAAGAAGTAAAAGCCTTGATTGTGCGAGCGTATCAGACAGGGTGGCGTGATAGCCTTATTGACGTCATCACAGAGGAATGATTGTTAGTTGTTTCATACCTACTTTTGAGGCTCCCGGTGAATATCAGGGAGCCTTTTTTGTATCATATCGCGCACCCATATCCGGTACTGATTCCTAAAGCTATCATAATTCGCATACCTTCGCGCCATGCCGTACTTTTCAAGCTCTGCTTCAGCAAGTTCGTAGGCTTCCCGGAAGCGCTCAACGTCCTGCCCCATGCGCTGAACAAGCTTAAAGAAGCCCACCCGGTGCGTAGCGTCAATCAATTCGATAGGTACGCTAACTGTCATTTGCTTGTCTTCCATCACACA